ACACTGCCATATTTACCACACCATCAATTCAGGCGGTAAGCCACAGCCAACATCTACCCATACCGGCGGGCATTTCCATAAAGTGGAAGTAGTGAAGGAAGCCACAAAGGATGAACCACCCGTGTTAAAAGTGGGTCCACCACTTAAGCACGCCTGGCAGAGAAACAAACGCACCAGGCAAACAAGCAAGATCACGGTGGCATTTGATGAAGGTGATGACCATAGGCATCCGGTTACTTACATCAGGTCTGAAAAGATCAGGCCACGCAAACTAAATGCGGAATTCGTGAAGTTCCAAGGCCAGCAAGATGCCATGCACAATCCTAAGGCCCCTGCTGAAATCAAAGCTTAAGTAAACCATGAGCGCATTAGAATTAGCTGACACAATTCATAAGGAATTTGTAAAGACAGTCGATGAGGCTGAGGTCAATAGTGAACTGAAACGCTTTGTATTGTCTCATGAACGCAAAGACATATTCCTGAAGAACATAGCGCTGGAGGTAACCAAGGGCAGGAAGTTTTTCCTCAAGCAAAACATTCAGTTAGCTGTGCATGACATGACACTACTATTTCTGAAGAATGTTGAACGCATAGCGCATGAGCGCGTTATGTCAGACAATGAGAAATCAAGACTTTTAAAGGAAGCCGAATTAAATCAGGAAATTGAAAAGCAAGCCGATGAATGGGCTGATCAAATCAGGATAGAGCACTGGGATGGCAAAAAAAAGAAAAGCCGGACAACCCACTAAGTACCGGGCTAGTTACGGCGAGACATTAATTCAGACCTTTAAAGATGGACATTTCATCGGGACATTCTGTGCTGATGTCGGTATTCATAAGGACACCTTCAATGAATGGAAGAATAAGTACCCAGAATTCTCCGCCGCATATAAAAGGGCGCGGTGCGCAGGCGATAAGCATTACACCACCATGCTGAGATTACTAGCCACCGGGCACCCAAGCATGAAAGGTGGGAACGTCACTGCAGCAATCTACCTGACCAAGTGTGGCTTGAAATGGCGTGACGATGAGGTGGAAGTGGATTCAGTGGATGAGATAGAATTTTATGGATAACAAGGCGCGTGCTGGAATATTATTAGTACAGATTGATTTAGATGGAAAAGGAACCGTTGAAAGATCATTAAGACTAAAGGATGCACTAAATGAAGCTGAACAGCGTGGGATGCACCGTTTTAAAATGTGGGGTACAGATGACTGCATAAACAACGAAGGGCATGGAATGGCCATAGGCCCTGATATGTGCTTAGGTAGGGTATCCCTTTATTATTTAGACAATAAAAAATGCATTGAATGCCAACACAAAAAGGAACGTGAAAATGAAAGTAGATGTAAAACTGAATCCAAGGGTGCGCAATGAAAAGCTATTAAGGTCAGCTGTGATCACAGTTGAATTGAATGATGATGAATTTGTGGCACTGGATGATGACTTTGAATCCAGGCATGGTGACCTGGTGCGAAAAGCATTTGCGGCCGAAGTGAAAGGAACTCATGAGCTATGAGCGAGTACATAAAGTTTATTAGACAGCTGGAGGAACGCCTTGATAAGGCCAAGGACGCATTGCTTTTCTTTGCTAAGCATCTAGGCCATAAGGTGGATTGTGGTAAAGATGACTGCTTTGCTTGCGCATGTAGACGCAAGGCACAGGAAACACTGGATGAATTAGAAAGGAAGCAAACAGATGGCAGCAGCGTATCCAAAAAAGGGACTAGCAAAAAAGAAAAAGGGCGTAAAAGTGCAGATAGTAAAGAACCAGGGAAGCGGGCACCAGAGCAGCCACAAGAAACAAAAGCCGAAACGGATGGGTAAAAGGAAATGATTCCCTGCACGATAAAACACGCCAATGGCAAGTGGGTAGCTGGTTATTATTTCATTCAAGTAATAATGAAAGAAGATGAGGAATATGGTGTGGTGGTGGATGCCAAAGGGTTCATGCTCTTAATGTTTATGTCTATGATACAACTAGACATGACCTACTTAGAGGAAGATGACGATGTGTGACAAAACAATAGTGATTAGAAACCTAAGGGAAGCGTTAAATAAACTTTTAGTACAGTTTGCACCTGGCCTGCCATGTAAGCACAGCTATTGTAATCACCATAATTGTGGTGGTTATAACAAACAACATTGTTAAGATCCCTTATCTGAAACCAGTGGATTTGAGAAAAATGAAAAAAAAGAAATATGATGTGGTTCACGTGAAGTGGTTAGACCCATTTACCACCACCAGCTGGGCACCATTAGACCACTATAAAAAAGATCACGCGGGCATTGTGTCACACACCGTAGGCGTTCTTATATTTGAATCAAAGAAAACCATTCTGGTAGCTTTGAATTGGTCTGATGAAGCCGGTAACGCAGCGGATGTGCAGACCATAATGAAGTGCGTAATGGTATCTAAGAAGAAAATAGGGACCATATGTGTCTAATTTTTAAAAATGGCAAACGCATTAGTAGGCGATTGGTAATTGGCAGTCTATGGAACAAACTCCATAATCCATATGGTTATAAATCCACACCATTAGATAACAGTTATATACAATACTGGAAACGGATATTCTGGCGATTCTATTGGTTAACAGTTACTGATTATCGTAAAGAAAAAAACGACATGGAACCAGCAGGAACCATATGTGTCTAGAAAACTCCGCATCCATTACAAAAAGAATAAGCACCAGGCTGAATTTCATTCAGACATAACAACTAAATTACTCAATTTATCTAGCGGGTTCGGTGGTGGTAAATCACATGCCACCGTGATGAAGGCATTCCAGTTATCCTATCTTAATAAGGGCATACCAGGCGGGTGCGTGGTGCCATCTATAGCTGATTACAAAAAGGATTTCCTCCCTTTGATGGAAGAAATCTTGGATCAGCAGCGCATCAAATACGACCATCACAAGACTGATAAGGTTTGGACCTTCCCATGGTCTAAAGGCAAAATGTATGTGGTCAGCGCTGAGAAAAGAATCAGGGGGCCTAACTGGGGCTGGGCTGTAATCAATGAGGTAGGAATGATTAACTGGGAACGCTACCAGGAAACCATGGGACGCGTTAGAATTAAGGCGGCTTCCTACCCACAGATAGCGTCATCAGGAACCCCTGAGGGTGAAGCCCACTGGACCTGTGAAAAGTTCGTGGAAGAACCCATGAAGAACAGCAGGATAATCTACGGCAACACAAAGGATAATCTAGAAAACCTGGCTGATGATTATGTGGGCACCTTAGAAGATACCTATGACAAATACATGCTGGATTCCTATGTGCGTGGCCTATTCGTCAACATGGGGACCAATAGGTTTTACTATGCCTATCACTCCCAGCTGAATGATGATGATTCCATAGAACGCAAGGAAGGCCTGACCATCCATGTATCAATGGACTTCAATGTGGACCCGATGTGTGCCACGCTGTGGCATATAGTTCCTGTTCAGAATAGCCGTGGCATCCATGCGATAGATCGAAATGGCAGCATACTGCATTATTGTTTTGCCTTTGATGAGATAGAAATACCGGGCTATGAAGACGGCGCAAAAACCGAAAACATGTGTAACGCACTCAAAGAGCTGGGATGCAATGGGAACAATACCATCATTTATCCTGACCCCGCTGGTAAGGCGCGCAAAACAGATGGCAGGTCTGATATAATAGTTTTAAAGGATGCTGGATTCAAGGAAGTCAGATACCGATCAGCTGCACCAAGGTTCAGGCGTAGACAGTTAGGCCATAATAATTTACTTGATAAAGGCTATATAAAGTTGAACCCTAAGAAGTGCAAGGGATTGAAAAAGGATTACCAGAAAAACACGCAAAATAAGATAGACTTTAGTAAGATAAAAGATGACCCAAAGCGCACGCACCACTCCGATGGTGCAGACTATATGCTAGACTGGTTATTCCCATTACAAGGTCAGAAACCTAAATCTAGGAATGTGAAAATCAGGTAGATATGAATCTAAAAATCAATAATGAAGATGAACTGTTAGACCCTGAAATTAGAGCTAGAATTATAGATGAAATAGGTGGCGGTGAAAATGAACGCCGCCGCAATGAAGCCTTTAAGCGTTATGAAGTCCTGAAAGATCAAACCGATATATGGGTGAAGTCATTACTAGAACAATGGTTTGATGGCCAGACCGTTAATGAAATGATGTTTGCCAGAACTAACATCAGCTTTGGTAGGAAGATAGTAGACAAGTTAGCTAGGGCTTACAATCATGGCGTCAAACGCATGATAGGCAATGAAAAAAGTAAGACCAAAACGAAAACCAAAGACCTTGAGGTATGGGCACGTCACCTATTCATGAATCGCAACATGAAGAAATGCGACCGTTACCTCAGAATGTTTAAGAACACTGTGGTCTATGTGAAGCCAAACAAGGTCATTGAAAACGATACTGAAAAGTTTGAATTATCTCAACAGGTCTTAGCGCCTTATCTATATGATGTAATAGAAGACCCAAACAATCGGGAAAAGCCGATGGCGTTTATCCTGAGTCCATTTGCACCAAACAGACAGACGCTGTTCAGCCTGAGTCCATCCACTGAAGGCAGGACTCCCACAAGTACGGGCACACAAGGCGCATCTGAACCACGCAGGGGTGATGGCTTAGACCAGACTATTGCTGATCATCCAGCTGACCAGGACTTAAAACAAGGCGCAGGCAATGACGTGCGTAATTATATCTGGTGGACCAAGAAACACCATTTTACCACGAATGGTAAAGGCAAAATCATAGGCGCCATGAAGAATGATGATGGCAGTTTAGACATAGCTAACCCCATTCAGGAATTACCATTCGTAAACTTTGCT